TTGCTAAAGGCGTAAGTTTCTAGCAAGGAGGGGGAATGAGAAAAAGAAAACATCCTTCTCCAGCAACAATAGAGAAGATGCGTCTGGCTCATCTTGGAAAACATCATACTCCAGAAGCTAGAGAGAAGATGCATCAGGCTCATCTTGGAGAAAAGAACCACTTTTTTGGAAAACAACATACTCCAGCAACAATAGAGAAGATTCGTCAGGCTCATCTTGGAGAAAATAATCCCAATTTTGGAAAACACCTTTCTCCAACAACCAAAGAGAAGATGCGTCGGGCTAGGCTTGGAACACATCATACTCCAGCAGCAATAGAGAAGATGCGTCAAGTACATTTAGGGACACATCATACTCCAGCAACAATAGAGAAGATGAGTGGAGAAAAGAGCCATACCTGGCAAGGTGGTATTTCTTTCGAACCATACCCAACGTCTTGGACAGAGAATCTGAAGGAATGTATCAGGCAGAGGGATCACTACACTTGTCAATTATGTGATGCTAAGCAGGAAGAGCTTAAGAGAAGACTATCTGTTCACCATATAGATTATGATAAGAAAAATCTAGATCCGGAAAACCTAATTTCTCTTTGTCTTTCCTGTCATTTGAAAACAAATTATAATCGAGAACGGTGGAAGATGGTTTTCCAATCAAAGAAGGAGTAATTCTATGGGTAACATGGGTATTGATTCTCTAAGGGCAAACTTGACCAATCCAGCAAGACTCTATTTGTGGGAAGTAGAGTTCCCGAATCCAGTTGGTGGTGGAGATCGAGATGCTCTGAAGGTTCGATGTCAATCTACGCAGAAGCCTGGCCGAAGTGTTGGTCGGATTCATCTGCCATACAAAGGTACGGCCGGAGTAAACTTCCCCGGTAAGGTTGCCTTTTCTCACGAATGGGCATGTACTTTCGTTGAAGGCACGGATATGCTTATCAGTCGTGCTCTTCATACTTGGCAGAATATGATGATGGATCCTCGGACGGGTCAAGGTAGTTTGGATGTATCTATTAAGGCCGATGCCTTTCTGCGTTTGAAGGATCAGGCAGATACTATTGTAGATACTACAAAGTTGGTTGGGTGTTTTCCGTTAGCCATTGATGATGTTCCTCTTTCTAATGAAGATGAGAATATCATTACGTACAATGTTACTTGGGCGTACGATTATTGGGTAACGATTTAACGGATAGGATACGAACGTGATCCAGCAAATGGGCGTTGATTTGTATGGTTTTGGTGCATCACTTATCACCAAGACCTGGATGCTTCAACGCGTTTACAATTGGCAAGTGATTATGACTGCAACAATCTCTGGACTTCCTGGTTACTGGATTTCTCAGTATTGCCAGGGAATTAAGTTCAGAGATTATGCATTCGATCAGGTTGTCAAGCTTCGTTATGGTTCGGAGCAACGCGGTTATCCTGGAGACCAGGCAATTGAACCTATCATCGTTACATTTCTTAGTCCAACAGATCAATCAGTATATAATTATTTCAAGTTTTGGAGGAAACAAGTTTTAAGTGAAGCTGGATATTACAAACCAAAGAAAGAATATGCTCATGATGTTCATGCAATTTTGTATGATGGAAATCTTGAAACCAATCGTTTTCGGCTTCGAGGTTGTTGGCCGCTTGATTTGCCAGTTCAAGATCTTTCTTACGAAGCCGATGAGGTTGTTAGGTATTCTGTTACTTTGAATGTTGATAAGATTGAAGCTGGAAGTGAATTAGCAACAATCTTCAACATCACTCGAGTGGGTAAACAAGTTCTAAGTGTTTTTAAGTAGGAGATTTAACGATGACTGAAGACCGTTTTCTTCCTGTGAGCCTCCCCTCCGACGGTCGGATGTACACCACACCGGTTCAAGACATTCGAATTCGATCAATGTGTGGGGCTGATGAGGTTCTATTAGCCCAGATGAATCCAATGAATGTTGAACGGAAGTTTCTTGAGCTTCTGCGTCGTGTCTTGACTGGAATCTGCCCTGAACAGGTTACTTTTGGAGATCGCTTATACTTGATGCTCTGGTTATCGATCAACTCGTATGCCGGAGAGGTTAAGATCACGAATGTTTGTTCAAATTGTCTTAAGGAGTATGAGGCAGATGTAGATCTTCGGAAGATTAACGTTATTCATCTTCCTGAGAATTTTCGATCTCCGGTTTCTCTTCAGCTTTCTGATGGTCCGGTCCAGGTCAATCTTCTGACTGTTGGTGATCTTGCTGAAGTTGAAAAGTACTCCATGGACCATGAGGATTCTACAATCTACAAATATTCGAGAACGCTTTGGGGCCCGGGTTGTGAGACTCCAGAACAGAAGCGAGCTCGGTATGAAGGGCTTTCGACCAAGGATACTGCTAAGATTCGTGCAGTTCAAGAGCAGTATTTTCATGGTCCAGATATGCAGGCACAGATACAATGCCCGCATTGCAAGGAGGAAGATACGATTGTAGTTCCCTTTCGACTTGAATTTCTTTTTCCGACAGGTCAGACCCTTAGAACGCATTTTGGAACGAGAGTTTAATTTCTGTTCACAGATGTCTGGAATCGGTCTTTCTGATTTTCGACAGCTGTCTTTACAAGAACAGACTTGGTTCATTTTTCGACTTGTTCGACAACATCAAGATCAAGAACAAGCCATGTCAAATCAGGGAATGCCCAATATACCTAATGATTCTCAATTTTTAGTGAAACGGACTTTCTGATGCGAGATTGGTTTGAACAAAAGGATGAGTTTGGGATTGGGCATAAGAATTGGACTGCACTTCGAGCCATTCAGAGCAAGCTCATTGTTCAGTATCGTCCTCTTATCACCCGTTTGCATCGTAGATTTTCTACGGGGCCGATGGGTGATACTCTGGATGAACTTGATAGCTTGGTCCGTCGTGTTCTTTCGGTTCTTCGTACTACGTTAGAATCTGAACATGCATCCAAGGGAGATCAGCAAGAAATTCTCAATTCCATTGGAAGAATTGAGCATCTTCTGAAGGTTGTTGCCAGACATGAAAAGCAAGATACTGATTTTGCTAAAGGATTACAGGGAGTAGAACAAAATCTGGGTGTGTCTTTAAAAGAATTGACGATTTCTCGTGGTTTGGCTGCTAAGGGATTTCGTGGTGCGGGACAGATTCCGCGTGGTTCCGGAATGAGACAAGTAAAGAATACGCTAAAGCGTGGATACTCTGATGTCTTAGCCGCTGCAAGTTCTGTTGCTGGTCCATTTGCTCCTTATCTTCATGCTGGTCTTAAGGGACTTTCTTCTGGTATTGGTGGTGCTTTTGGTGGATCTGAAGGTAAAGGTTTTAGAGGAGATCAATCTCTTCGGGCCAACCATCCCAGAGAGCAATCCGGAGAAAGTCAAGACTTCGTAGCTTCTATGCGGCAGTTTTACAATACAGATGCGTATAAGGCTCGATGGACTCGTGAATTGCTCGATGTGTTGAAGGGCAAGGTTTCAGCAACTGAGACGACGCAGAAAAAAGGGATATTGGATACAATCAAGGATATTGGGCTAGCTGGATCTGCTTTACAGCTTCTTCCAAAACCAATTCAGGAGGTTATGAAAAGTTTGGGAGGATTTGGAACAGCGTTGATTAAGTATGCTACGATCGTGGGTGGTTTTTTGTGGTCTGCTAAAGAGGTGTATGATCTTTGGAAATTGTTGAAAGAAGATCAACAGGGTCGAGCAGCAGCAAACAAAACTGCTTTTGCTGTTGAAGATGTGATTCCAAAAGCAGATGAAGCAATCTATAATCGTGGTCCATCTCAGACAGCCCGAGAGTTGGGGTATACAAATTCTCGAGAACTTGCTCGAGCACATGCGGAACGAAAGAAACGAGCAGAGTATCAACATTCTCTTGCTGAACAGAGTACAGTCAACAAGCTTGTAAATGCTCTATCTCCTTTAGACAAGTTACCGAGTGTGTTGGGTGTATCTTTCCCAAGTATTCGGAAACGATTTTTGAAACCAGAACCGAAATTGCAACCTGTTCTTGAACAGGATATTGTTGATGAAGAGCGACAGTTGACAACGCATCGGTATCAACGGGGAACGATGCCCGCACATTGGCAACAGAGTAATCCAGAAACTTGGAATAAGGTTGTGACGAAGTTAGAAGAGATCAACAAAACCTTAAAGGAAGGGCAGAAAAAAGCTGCTGTTCCTGTCCGTGCCGGTATTGGACCCCGAATTGGACCCCGAAATACATACGATTCTAGTGACACGCTAACAGATCGATTCCTTCATAGTGTCATTAGTTTAGGAGAACGATAATGCCGTTTGATGGTCTCAAGAACATGTTTAGTGCTATGTCGGGAGATATCTCCAAGGGTTCTGGTGACTTCTTAGGCGGTGCTCGGGATCTGATTTTCAGAAAGAAAACAACTCCAGATATCGTTCCAATTGCTTCTGATCGATCTGAACAGAAATTCAAAGTTCTGGGATATTCTCCAGATCAAGATCCGGCTCCGATGGAATACTACGCTCGGATCACATCATATCGACGGAAATCAATCATCATTGGTTTGCTTCAGTCGTCAATCAATCTAGCTGTTGATAGTATGTGGGATCATTTTCTTCCAACAGAAAATAGTGAATTCGGATGGATTGATAATCTTCTTCAGACTGTTACGGGTGTTTCTGCAGTTTCTAAAGCTACACTGAGGAGAAAGTGGAAGGGGTCGACTCCAATGGAGATGACCTTAACGCTTCGATTCCAAGCGATTTCCAATGCGAAGTTAGATGTGGTTGCTCCTTGTCAAGAATTGCAAGCTCTTGCTTTGCCTAGTTCAGGAACAGCATCATCAAATCTTAGTTCATTTGAAAACGTTTGGGGATCATTGCCGTTTTTGTCTCCTCCTGGCCCATCACCATTTGTGCTCGAAGGCATTCTTAACACAAATGTAGATGCAGTGTTGAATACAAAACGAGAAGCAATTCTTTCTGGTAGTC